TTTCTGTTCTTCGTTTAATTGTATTTTAAATTTAATAGGATTTTTTGGTCTTCTTTTTTGCGCAATTAACACTTCAGACATAAAAGAAATTTTTAAAGGTTAATAAAATAATTACGATTATAAATACAAAAAAAAGGGGGTGCCTTGCGGCACCCCCCCTTAAAGGTTAAAAAATACTACTATTAGAGAGTATTTAGACCTGAACAGAAAATCTTACCATAAAATTCTGGTCTTACAACTTTCTTAGCGTAACGAGTCAATAAACCTTTACGTGGTGTGAAGGTATCTGGATCGTATACTAATGGAGTCATAATTAATGGAATGTATGGAGCAAATACTGCACCAGCTTCCAAGAACTGTCCACCCCTAAATCCTAATAGGATAGTATTTTCAGTCATATATGGGTTTTTGTACACAGTGTATCGTGCATTTAAAGCACCTACTTTTTGTACACCAAACGCATAAGTAGCTTGAGATACATCACCATCATGGGTAGAAGCAAATCCTGGGATTGATTCTAAGATAGTAGCAACTGTTGGAGAACATACTAAGAAATTAGCACCTCCTCTAAGAGTTCTTTGGTGAATTGCATTACTTACCTTTTGGATTTTAGTTCCTAATGTTTGGAACCATTGGCCTTGGCTATTGAAAAATCCTAAATCTGAAATATTACCAGTAGTAGCATTTACAGATTCATTATTAACAGCACTCCATACTTCAGTAGAAGCAGCAGCAGATTCAATCAACATATCAAGAATTTCAAGATCAATCTCTAATGAGATATACTCACTCATGACAGAAGTTAATTCCGCTTCAGCATCCAATGCATGGTATGCATTCAAATCCTGAGCAAATTCTGGTGTCCATACAGCTTTTAGCTTTTTAGTTTTAGCTACAATAGCTGAAGACTGCATTTGAACATTAATTTCAGGAATTGAAATAGGATTGTTATTATCATTAAGAATAGTGTTCTTATCTTCAAAATCACCTCTAGCATTATCTACAGGTTGTAGAGAGTAAGAAACTGTTAATACTGGATTAGTTACAGTAGTTGATGAATTATTAACAGCAAACTGTAGATTACTACCAACAACTTTTGTAGCAGCTGGATAATCAGTGATATCTACAGATGCAGAGAATAATCTAAATGATCTAATTCCCTCAGCATCAAAGTTAGGTAGATTAGAAGTAGCAACAGATAGAGTAACTACATCCCCTGCAGCAACAGAAGCTGAAGCTTGGTTAATATAGTTTACATCGGACCAAGTAGCTGTTCCCTGTGTAGTAGCTCCATAAACTGAAGAACTAAGGTTAGTAGAATATGAAAATCTACCAGCACCATAGGTACCACCTGTAGCACCATTACCAAATGGAGTATTACTATCTGTATCACCATAAAGTGAATTACCAGATGTAAATGGTGATTTAGTAGTACCATACTGATAATCTAAGTAAAATACAAGACCTGAAGGTAGGTTCATTGGTTGTACTGAGACAAATTCTTTAGCAGCAATTTGACCAAATACTTTTCTTACCAATGGTAGAGCTACACCAGCCCATTGTTCACCTGTATTAACAGCTGTTTGTGAAGAAAAGCTACCTCCGGCAACTCCTCCACCTGACAATGAAGATTCTTGAACTAATTGCTTAGCTTGATTTTCAAGAATCATTGACATGTTTGTTTTGTCAGATCCATCGAGACCTTCCAAAAGTCCAGTTTTGGACCATTTTGAAGCTAACTTCTCAGCATCACTTTGTAGTGATTTATAGTTGTTAGCGCTTTCGAGCAATGAATTTAATTGTGACATCGTCAATAATTAAAAAATTAAAAAATTAAAGGCCAGCAAGTTTCTTAAACCTTGCGACCATAGCATCCTCCTGTACCACAGGTGCGGATTCATTAATAGGAGCTTTTCCAGTAGGTTTAGAAGCAAATCCCATAGATTCTTTAATACTTGATTTCTTAGCATCTAATGCTGTAGAAAGTGATTCAAATACTAATTTAACTTCTTTTACCGTTTCAGCTTTATCAAATGAATTTAACACTTTAACTTTCTGTGATTCATTAAGATTTTTGTTTCTGAAAATTTTGTTAGTATATAACAATTTAGAGTTAAGAAGATTAACTTCGTTAATATCTCTTCTAAGTTTATTAATAACTTTATAGGCTTCAGCAAGCTCTTCGTTGACATCTTCTTCCATTTTGTCCTTATGCATACCTTCTTTCATGTCGTCATGAGCACCCTCTTCCATCTTATCATGGGCTCCTTCTTCAACTTCATGTTTACCTTCTTTAACTTCGTCTTCTTCAGTATAGAGTTTTTCTTCTTCCATCTTATCATGGTAGCCTTCCTCCACTTTGTCATCATGGGCACCTTCTAAAACTTCTTCCTCTTCGGCAGCTTCACCTGCTTCCAATTCTCCAGCTTCAACCATATCCTTAATGACTTCTTCAACAAATTTAGTAAGGTCTTCTTCGGTCATGTCTTCAAGGTCAATTTCAGTTTCTTCGGTTTCTTCGCCTTCAACTTCTTCTTCTTCATGGGCTTCCTCAGATAAAAGTTCTTCTAGAGAAAGTTCTTCCTCTACTTCATCCTTACCTTCTTCAACTTCATGCTTACCTTCTTCAACTTCATGCTTACCTTCTTCGACTTCATGTTTGCCCTCTTCGACTTCATGCTTGCCTTCTTCGACTTCATGTTTTCCTTCCTTCATGTCGTCCTCTTTTTCCATCATGCGCATTTTTTCGGTTTCTAGTTCTGCGGTATCATCACCCCTTAAACCTTTACGCATTATTGGAGATGACATGTGGCCCTCTTCCATTTTGTCTTTATCATGAGCACCCTCTTCCATTTTGTCATGGGCACCCTCTTCCATTTTATCATGATAACCTTCTTCCATTTCTTTCTTTTTTTCGTGGTAACCTTCTTTCATGTCTTCTTCCTCATCTAGTTCCTTAATCTTTTCAGCTAGGACATTTTTTAGGTGAGGAGTAAAAGCTTCTTCTAGAGCAGCCTTAGCATTAGCTATAGCAGACTCACGAACAGCTTTAGCGTCGGCAATAGCCTCTCGCAATAAATCTCGACTCATTTCAATAAATTAAATTAGTGAAGTACGTTTATTAGGAAACGTAATAAAAAATACATAATAGTGATACTGTATTAGGAACAGTATATTCACTAATACATATGTAAAAATATTTAAAGAATAGGACACTGCCCCTTACTACAAAGAATTTCCCTAACTATATTATGGGCTTCTAAATATGTATTTAAAGGTGTCTCCTTATTTTCTTTTATAGTATGCATGAATGAGCCTGGGTTAGAAGGGGTAGATACAAAATCCCAACATAGTAATTCAAAATCATCCTGTACTTCAAGTAAGTCACCTCTCTGTTCCAGAGAACCCATTCCTCTTGATGACACACCTACTGTAATCCCATTTTCTATTAAGGCTTTTAAAATATTACCGGATGGTGTAGGTAATATTTCTATAAAACCCATTAAATTATCTCCATCCCAATATAATTTAGTTACATTATGAGATGAATTTTTTAAATTAACTACCTGGGAATCCGGATGGTCCAATTCTCCTAGGGCTCTATTTTCATCTATTAAAGTTTGGTATTTATCTACTTCTCTATTCCATAGAGCTTTAGAATAATATCTACCATTACCATTTTTTACTTCCGCAGTGGCCATAACCCCACCTACTATAGGATTACCCCTCTTAGAATGATTAGCCTCTGTAAGAGTTTGTATAGGTTTAAAGTTTTGGGTTTCTACAAGTAAATTTTTCATCCTCCAAACATTGGGTCAGCTAATTGTCTTAATTGGGTTTCAAATCTTTTAAAAGAAGGATTAAGATCTATAGTTAATTTAATAGCATCTTCTTTACTTAGTTCCATGTCTTCTATGTTTTCTAGGGCATCTTTCATAGTAGAAAGAATAGTTTCTGATGGAAAAGAATCCATGGCTTCCTTAACTATTTTTTTTACTTGTTCTTTTAAATCACCATACCCAGAGGCCTTATATTTTCCTTTAGGTTCTATAGTATCCCCTAAACCTGGTGCGTCTTTAGTATAGCCAACCCCATCTAGCCCAAATTGCCCATTTTCAACATAATAAAGTTCATTATCAGCTAAATTTTTTCTTACTATATCCTTCAAATCAGCTACTGATTTACCCTTATTTTCTGCTTTTTGCATCTCAGCATAAAAACCAGTTAAAAATTCTTCCCCATTTTGGTTGTCTATATTATCTCTATCCTTATAATCAAAAGCAGCTATTTCCTGATCTACTACCTCTTTAGTGGGTTCTTTTTCCTCTGCCTTAGCTTCAGCCTCAGTAAGGTTTTCATTAAAAATTTTAAACCATTCAGGTTGTTCTTTTCTACCCGTAGTTACACCCCATAAATTTTCTGAAATAATAGATTTTTGTTTTAGGATATTAACGGTATTATCAAAAGTAAAATGGTTAGGAATATAATTTGGATATAGGCGTTTAGCCTCCTTTAAAAATGTATTCTTAGGTGCTTTACCCTCTTTTATAAGGTTATATTGTTTTTGTAGAGATAAAGGTTTCATATTATACTTTTAGTAATTTTTTTATATCTTTTAAATAGTCTTTAAGTAAAGTAGTAGGTTGTACTACTTGAAAGGATTTAGGATTTTCCTTGTAATAATTTATAGTTTTATTTTTTGCATTAGATACCAATTTATAAATATCATTTAGTTCATTAGTAATAGAATCAAAATCATCTATTCTATCTGCATGAAATTTAGACTCGGGAGAAGTTTCTTCTTCCTGAAATAACTGTTTAACTTCTAATCCCGAATCTTTAATTTTTTTTGGGACCGGTTTATACCCTAATTTATAATAATAATTACGTGCTGTTCCCTTAGCTTTTTTATCAGGATTAAAAGCAAATGGGGTTGCATACTGTGCCCCTATCCCTGGTGTAAATGTCCCTCCAGCTACACCCCCACCAGACAAAGATATTTCCTCTAATTGATTTTTTATACCACTATATAAATCAGGATAATTTTTTCTTAAATGTGTTCTATAGGAATTAAATGTATCCCTAATTTGCCCTAATAATTCCGCTACTCTAGGATCCTTTTTTCCTGCATCTGTAGTAGCTAGTTTTCTTATAGAGTTAAGAGCTATGGATAATTTCTTTAAAGATTCTCCAAAAGAGGGTAATTGAATTAATTTATGCTTAATACCCCCAGTTTCTTTGTTTATATCTACTGTTTTATAATAAACACTGTCTTCTAAATCAAAGTAATCATTAGTCATGTCTACTTCACCATACTGATCCTTTATTTTTTTAATAAATTTAGGATCTATATCTGATGCTTTAGTAACGGGCATTAGTTTAATTTATTAGTTAGGGAATAAAATTGTAACAAATCAACTAAATTTTCACCCGTAACTTTTTGTGTTTTTGAAATAGGAGTTAAAAATTTCTTTACTTCATTTAGCTTAATTACTAAAGCCTTATCACTAATATTAGGAATGGATTTTTCAAAAATATCCTTTAAATTAGATACCTCAGAATTATAAAATTCCATTAAAGTGGAAGTAGAATCTACACTATTAATATATTCCCTTAAAATACGTTTTTGATCTATATTTAAAGTAGAATATTTACTATTAAATTTTTCTAATAGTATTTTATATGTTAAAACCCTAAGATCACTATCATATGAACTAAATTCTTCCATTACTGTATCTACTACTGAATCTTTATCCACTTTTGATTGAGTAAGAAATTCCATTAAATTTAATCTTACTTCTATAAGTAAGGAGGGATTAACTTCAGAAGAATTATAGGCCTCTACTAATTGGTATAAAGAAGCCATTTCCTTATATTCTGGAATTTTAGTATTAAAAAGATCATTAATATTATAACTTTCTTTTAATTCTTTAATCAAATTATACTTTTCTCTTTTCAGTTTTTGTTTGGATAACTTTTTAGAAGTTTCTAAAATTGTAGAAATAATAGAAGAAGCCTTAGATTCACTAATACCTCTTTTTTGGAAAAATGATTCATACAATTTATACTCTTTACCTAATTCTGTGTTTACAAAATATTTTTTCAAGAGTTTGGATGCAGGTGACTTCTTTCCGGAAAGAGTATCAGCAGTGATTCTTCTCACAAGCAATTCAAACAACAAACCTGTATTCCGATACTTGGAGTGTTTGATTTTCATTCTAGGGTTTTTTTATAAATATATGAAAATATCTAGTCCTTAATATTAGATTCATCTAATAATGATTCTCCAGATTTATCTTCTTCAAAAATAATTCGTTTTTTATTGGAAGAAGGAATATTTTTAAGCATATCAGAAAATTTAGAAGCGTAATGTTTACCTTCTAGGGAAAGAGCCGAACTGGATCCTTCGTTTTTATCTGTATCTTTCATTCTCTCTACACCTAATCTATCCTTACCAAAAGGTGATTCCTGAGTATTTCTATTAGATACTCTTTCTTTTTTTCTACCTAGAGGAACCTTTTCATTATATCCATCAGGTAAATTATTTGGATCGGAATAACTTCTACCTTTACCATACAATGAAGCTAAATCGTGGGGGGTACCATATGACTTACCTGATTCCATAGGGTCATTACCCTCATTTTCTACTTGGTTTTGTCTAAATTTACGTTTTTTATCTTGCATAATTAATTCCCTATATTCATCATATTGATCCTCAGATAAATGAAATATGTTTTCATAAACCCAATCAGAAGGTAATAAATTATTATCAATTAGTTGTGTAGCTAAATCCGTCTTTTCTTTAAGTAAAGCTATTCTTTCCTGATCATATATAATAGATGGATTAGTTAGTGATAATTCAAAATTAGCTAATTGTTCACCTGTATAACCCTGTGAGTATAAATGAACCATGGCTATTTTATATAACTCCGAGGTCATAATCCTTTGTATACGCTCAATAGTCCTAGCAAATCTAATGTCCTGAGCAGCTAAAGTAGCTTTACCTTCCAGATTTTCATCATAACCCATAAAGGCTTTAGGAACTTTAAGTGCAGCAAATAATTTATCTCTTAAATATACTACGTCTGTAATACCATCATATTGCAATCCAGGGGTAGTTTCAATTTTTGTAGCTGAGTCATTTCCTCTTACTGGAATGTAAAAATCTTCTAAAGAATTTTGTAAATTATATTTTAGGTTATAATCACCAGTTTGAGGATCCACATATGGAGTTCTTTTTAATTTAGAAATGGTTTTCTCCATAAACGCCTCAATTTCATTTGGAGGAATAGAACCTATATTTAAGTAAAATATGCGTTTTTCGGGAGCTCTTACTATTCTATGGATTAGCATAGCATCCTCCATTAAGGTATACTGTTTAAATAATTTTCTAGCGGGTTCTATATAGCTCCTTCCATATGGAAGAAAATTAACATCAGTAAGTAACCTAAAATGTGCTACTTCATAATTATCAAAGAAAATAGCTCTAGCGTCCTTAGTCTGATTAGGAACAGTAGTGTAACCATACGAATCAGATACAATACCATCTGGATCAAACTTAAACATTACTTTAGCAGGATTATCCGGATCCGAATATTCTATTCTCTCAATATTAAATGCTGAATAGGGAATAACGTTATAGACGCCAAAATCTTCTGCTATTTCCAACTTTAAGAAAAAATCTCCATATTTACACATATTTCTAATCCATGGCCATAAGTTGAATTCTATGTTAATCACATCATAAAAAAGATTATAAAGTATTTTTTGAATATTTTCATCAGGTGATTTAATTTGTAGTACTTCACCCATATCATTCTTTAATGTGCTTTCATCAGATATAATATCTAGCGCCGAAGCTACAATAGCATCAGTATCCATAGCATCATATTCGGCATAAAGAGCAGGTCTTAAGGTTCTATAATTGTATGATACTTGTTGTCCATATAAAGAGGATACACTATTAGTATAAATTCTGTTAAATCTATCTATGAGTGAGTTAGTTTCTATATTACCAGACACCTGTATATGTCTAGTATCTATAGTTTTTAATTGGTTATTCCCCGTATTTCTGATAACTACATCAGTTGAAAATAATCTTTGTAGTCTACTAAATAATCCTTTATCAGCCATAATTACATTTTATAAAAGCCAAGTTATATTTTCATTTTTCCCATCTATTTCCATAGTATATGGGTTTTTAGTTTTACTGCTTACTACACCTGGGGTATAATAATCATTTTTTCTAACACTACCTAGAGCGGCCTTAGCCCTATCTAATGATTCTTGTTGAAATTTAAGTGAAGTATCCCTTAGAAACATAGCTATCCCAAAGGCCATAATTAAATCATCATTATAGCCTACTTGTGCCTCTGGTCTACCATTTTTCCATATAAATACTTTCATTTCCTCTAAAAGTCTTTTAGAGCGAATAGTAACACTTCTATCACCTACAAATTCCCTAAACTTATTAATTATTAAGGGTCGTGTTCTCATAGACATAGTAAATCCGGGAACCATTTCGGAATTACCCTCATAAGTTTGTAGATATGATTCAGCCGTTAACTTATCAGATTTAGGTGAGTGATATAAATTTCTATATCCTCTTTCTTTTATGGCATCTATAGTGGCCCATCCAATATTAGCATTTTCAGGACATAACATAGCATTATTATATTCAGCAGCTAATCCAACTAAAAAATAACCAAATTCCTTAGGAGGTAATTGGCCTTTGAATTCTGCTACTTGTGTATTTGTTTCTATATCTATTATATGGGCGGTAGAAAAATCCTTGCCATCGCCCCTAGCAACATCAGCTGTAATTAAATATTCCCGTGCATAATCAGCAGATTCCCATATCCATAGGTTTTGATCAACTCCTCTCCTTTCAACGGGATCTTTTATTGTAGTTTCCTTTATAAATTCAATCCATTCATTATAGAATACTACATCACCCGAGGTATTAAAGTCACAATCACACTCTTGGGCTGCAATACGAGGATCACCTAATAAATCATCTTGTCTATCTCTCCATGATTGGTCTCTTTCAGGATGGACCATCCAGGGTAACCTAATAGGTAAAAATTCATTTTCTTTAGCTTCAGCCTTAGTCCACATTTTATGAAACCAATTACCAGTTCCGTTAGGTGTAGAAAGAACTATAGCCCCTCCTCCCGTAGATAATGTTTGTTGAGCTGAAGCCCATATATTATCTATACCTTCAATAAATGCAGCTTCGTCTACTACTAACATGGATACAGCTTCCGATCTACCAGCATCCGAGGCAGCAGAGGTAGCTTTAATTTGGGATCCATTAGTTAATCTAAGGGTAAGCTTATTATTCTCCTCAGTGGAAATCTGTAACCAAGAAGGTAAATTGTCATACATAAACTTAACCTTAGTTACTAGATTTTTAGCTGTTTCCTGTTTAGTAGCAACACATAGTACATTTTTTCCCTCATGAAATAACATCATCCATAGAGAATAACCAGCTGTTAGAGTTGAAATACCTAACTGTCTAGATTTTAATATTAGGGAATAGGGATTATCTTTAAATAACTGTAATACTTTTTCCTGAAAAGGATATAATGTAAATAATATTTTACCCCTTTGGGGATGTTGAATAAAACAGTATTTTTTCATGAAATGTACAGGATCAGTTGCACATTTAATATATTCCTGACGGATTATTTTTTTTAGATCCTGTGACATAATTTAGAGGAGAGCCTCAACCTCTTTCTTCATAGCGGTTAGCTCTTTTAATCTTTTTAGTAAATCTTCTTTTTCTTCACCCTCTGATTTTTTCCATTGATTTACTACTGTTTTCATTTCACGGGTGATTTTTCCTAGTTCTTTAGCTAATGAAGCAACAGAATCACTTTTAAGGTCAGAAATAGTAGGTTCATCATCTTGTTCACTTAATGATGTTCCCACATCTGCAGCTAATTCCTTAGTTTTTTCTAACTCTGCATTAAGATCAGCTTGTGCAGTAATATCTTCTGGGTCTGCTTCAGTAAGAATCTCAACTATTTCTTTTTTTATTATTTCCTTTAGTTTAGGTTTATTAAATCCCATGGTGAAGTTTATTTATAAATATTAGGGAAATAATACCTCATTTATCTGCTTTAAACGTTGTTCTGTAGTACCACTAATAGTTGTAAAATCCCTAATTTGTCCTCTATACTCAAATAATAATTCTCTAATAGTATGATCTATTTTCTCCCTATATAAAGTATCTACAGTTCTTACACCATTATCTTCTATAATAGTACCTTCAGTAGTAACGTAAAAAATATGATCATATTCATTCAACATAGTAGCTGCAAAATCACAAAATGCATTAGCCTCATCCCTACTAATTGAATCCGCACATTTAGCAAATGCCATTACATCAATAATAGTTCTATCTGTA